GAGGATAGCCTCGTTATTTCGTCGACGTGCTGCTTGAGCTTTTCGAGAAAGTCGGCCTTGCTGGGCGTCGGATTCATCATCGGGGCTTCCGTGTTCATGATCGTCTCCATTTCTTAGCCAGATGGGGCTGGTGGCTGACACCACCGATCTGCCCATCGCAGAGATGGGCAGTGCGCTAGTGTCAGTCTTCCATGGGCATCCAAGTCAGCCAAGTGCGTTAGCTTCTTGCACTTGTCGCAATAGCGCTGAGTTGGCGAGCTTTATCCCAGGCTTAGAATTTGGATCGTGAACATCCTTCCACTTTCTGTGTGCACGACAGGATTGTGAACGTCGGTAACATCTACGAAGGTAACGCGATCCTTCCCTACAACCTCCGGCTCGTCTCGATCCAAATCGCACAACTCAAACTCTCGGCCCTCCAACATGTCGCGGATTAAAAGGCCGATGTCTGATGTCTTAGCCTGCATCCTGAGTCTCCTTTTGCCCGGGTTAATTGGCTGAGTTAGCGAGTTTTTCTCGGATGATGCGTGTACGCTCACCCATCTCTGTTGAACCCTCCAAGGTGCGATAGCCGGGACCGTAGCAATCACCGCATTCCAAGATGGTGTAGTTGCCCGTGCCATCATCCTTGCCGTCTAGGTCGTTAAGGTGGGTCGGGAGGCCACAGCAGTCGCAGGGATAGATTTCCTCATCGCTCATATCCTCAAAGGTTAGCAGCAAACAGACTATAGGTTGTCAATGACAACCTGTCAACAACGGAGCGCAAAGGTTTGGCGCAATTTTCGGTTGAGGCAGTACGCCAATTGCTGGCGACGTGGAGCGGAGTGCCGAGCGACGAGCCGAAGGAGCTTCTGATTACCGAAGCCGAGGTTCTGCGGTTGGGCATCGAGCCAGATGAACTAAGTCGGTTCACTGTTCAGAAATCGCGTCTCATCCCGACCGAACATCAATTGTGTTCAAATTGTGGCAAGCGAAAACGCTAATCGTCTCAAATAGTTGCGCTGATTGATGCGCAAAATTGCGCTGGGAGCACGTGTCATGGCCGTATGCGCGTACTGCGGATCACGCAAACACATCGCAGCGAGCTGTCCAAAACGCCGCGTGCACGCCATGTTGCTACAACTTGTTGGTTGGCTGATGGTATTCCGGGCGGTGGCGTAGGCAAAGAAAAACCCCCGATCTTTCGACCGGGGGTTGAATTGGCTCAGGACCGCTTGGGCCGGAGCTGCACCACCGATCCGGTGGCGAGCGCCTGGACCTTCGGGTTCTTCCGAGGCGACATGCGCCGTGGAGGTGCCTTCGCCTTGGGCGGTTCGACCACCGCCTTCTTCTGCTGCTTCTTCCTCTCGCGCTTCGCCGACTTCCGTGACGGCATGAGCGAGACGTTCAGCATCACGATGCCGAGGATCGGGATGCCGAGCGGGCCGACCGCCGGCTCATAGGTGGCGATGGTCTCCTTACTCAGAAACGGCAGGAGCGCCGCCAGCCTCTTGATCCGAGGGTCTTCCGTGGGCGGGCCGATGGCCGCGCGGGCTGCCTTCGCCGCCTTGTACTCCGCCTCGGCCTTGGCCAGATCGGCTTCGGCCTTCTGGAGCTTGGCCCTTTGCGCCTTGCAGAGCGGGCCGATGCCGGTCGAGCATTCCGTGGCCTCGTCTTTGGCGATGGTGTTACGCTCCTTCTTGGCGTCGTTCAGGGCTTCCTCGGCGCGCTTGATCTCCCGCTCGGCCAGTTGGATTCGATAGGCGTGCTCTTCGTGCACGCGGAGCTGCGCATCTCGGGCAGCTCCGGACCTGTCGAGGCCGTTGGAGATCACCTGAAACAGTGACACCGGCAGCATGACCAAGCACAAGATGGCCAGCGCGGGGTTGCCGTTCCGCCAGGCGTAATGCCCGAGCGGTTCGAGCACACCGCTTGCCGCCGTCATGGCGAGGCTGCCGGCGATCAGGTACGCAGGCTGATGGGCTTCGATCATGCCGGTGTAAACCGCGGTCATGTCGATCCCGAGCAGAACGCATCCGCCGATGAAGGCGACCACCCGGAGCGGATGGACGCGAGAGAGGATCCGAAATACCGGATCGAGCAAACCGGACCCGAGTGCGAAGAGCACTGAGGCCACGGCTAGGAGGGCAAGGGGATACGGCGGAAAACCGGTCAGTGTCCCCGCAAGAAACCCTGCGGTCAAGACGACCGATAGACCCGTAGCCACCACCCTCCAAGGGTGGTAGGTTAACATCTGTCGGACCTTTCTTAGCCAGATGGACCGATAACGGGCTCGGTTGTGGCGATCCATGCGCAACCGGGCCCTTTGCTTTTGGGGCATTCGCATACCCCAAACGCGACAAGCAACTCCAGAATGTCAAAGAGCGACTTACTCAACCGACCAAGCATTATGCGTGGCCGGCTGATGGTGTTTACCATATCCCTAAAGTCGTCCGTTGACAAACCATCAAGATAAACCTGTGGAAATACAACTCACTGCTGCGAGTTAATGGGGCAGCACTGACGAATACTGGTGCTGTAGGGTGAGAGACGTGGCTAAGTCTAAGTCGAATACTTCATCGAAGACCAAGGCCAAAGATAAGGCCAAGGCCACATCGAAGAAGAAAGAGGCACCGAAGAAGGTCGCGCAGAGCGTCGAAAAGGTCGAGCAGGCTGCGACTCAAGGCGAATCGAAATCCACCGGCAAGCGCGGTCGGCCCACCGTCTACACACCCGAGCTTGGTGGAAAAATCTGCGATATGATCGCCGACGGGTGGACGCTGCGCCAGATTTGCCGCGAAGAGGGCATGCCCCCCGAGAGCACCGTAAGAGGGTGGGCAATCGATCCCAACCACCCCTTTTCCGCGCAATACACACGCGCGCGTGAAGTCGGCCTGTGGCGTATGGTCGACGACATTCTCGAGATAGCGGACGACGGCACGAACGATTGGGTCGAGCGTGAAACGAAGGACGGCGGCACCGCTTTGCTGGTGGATCACGAGCACGTGACGCGCTCGCGCCTCCGTGTCGATACGCGCAAGTGGCTTTTATCGAAGCTCCTGCCGCAATTCGCCGACCGTCTGCCTGCCGGCGACAAGCCAGCCGACAACAAGCCGAGCGAGAACCAACTGCCACCGGATGCGCCGCGGCCCGCGGAGCCGGATCATCTCGTGCATCTTGGGAGCCGGTACGCCAGCCACCGGCCCGTTGAGGGCAGTTTGGCGCGGCACTGATGTTTGGCCGCGACGTGGAGATGCGCCCAGCCGAAGAAAGCCCCGTGAGCCGGTAAGGATAGCGGGAGTAGCGCCCCGCCGGCCTTTCGTCGTTGCAGTGCAGGAAAGCTACGGCCCCGAGGGCCTGCACCCCGATGACGGGCCAGCCTCGACAAGCGCGCCGACACCAGCCGTCGCGACACTGCTCAGCCATCGTGGTATGTCCTACGCCTCAGCAGGCAGTGCGTAGGAGACCACCGATGCAAGATCGCCTTTTGTTCACGATAGTGGCCATCGCCGGCGCGTTTGTGTTCGGCATCTGGTACGGCAAGAGCCTCGGAGCGGAGCCTTACAAGCGCCAGGTCCGGCTCTTGCCGTACCCCTGCCAGGTAGCCTGGGATGAGGCCGGCAGAGACCTGAATGAGGCCGACGAGGGCGCTGTGGCGCGGAGACCTTAGCGCCCGGGCCAGTCAGGGGGACGGTATCCAGCAAGGTAAGCCTCGACGAGACGGCGTTGTGGCTCACGGAGCGGCTTCCGACCGTTCTCGAGATCCCACATCATTTGCCGTCTTTGCGAGCCTTGATAGCCGAGCAACGTGGCCATCTGCTCAAGAGTAAGGCCCAGCTTTCGCCGGGCCTCTCGGAGTTCTGCGGGGGTCATGCGTCGCAATCGTAGACTAGGCGACCGCCGCATTCTGAGACGATGAACTCGGGCATCCACCCGTTGTCCAGCTTGCCCTGGGTGCGGATGTAATCGAGCCCCCACTCAGGGTCGTCGGATAAGGCCACGACCTTCATAAGTACGGCGCCGAATGTCTCGGGGTCGAAGTCATCCCCGAGATGGTCGCGGGCCTCTGCATCTATTTTGCGCCCCAGACCGCGAAATGCCTCAAGCGCAGCTGTGTCGTCAGAAGCCTCGCAGGTCTCCACGATGCAGTGGTCACCCTGGCCGATCCAAGCAATGTATTGCGTCATGGTCGTCTTCCTTCGGGTTGGCGCTTTGCCTAGCGACACCGAGGATATAGCAGGTCACTGATTGTATGTCAAGCGGCATACAAATGTGAGGGAGCGAATATGTCATTCCCACCAGCGGTGCGGGCGCTGCCTCGCCCTTACTTGACCGTGCTGACCACGTTTCACGAGGCGGGCGGCTCAGGTAATCTCGACCGGTACCACCGCGTCATCGTCGGTCCACAGAAGCACGTGGTCCCGGGTGATCCGGCTACGTGGCTGCGCCTGGTCGCGGCTGGCCTCGTGGGGGGCGAGGACGGCAAGTTGATCATGACCGATCTCGGGCGAGAAGTCGTGGCCACCTACCAGAATGGCCTTGTGCGCGAGGGATCGTAGGCAGCGGCGAAAGGGGGAGTCATGTCGCCGGATCGTCTGTTTGAGCTGGCCACGGCCAGCGTCGAGGCTGCTTTGCGTCTCGAATCCGCCCTTGATGAGCGCGCCAATCTGCCAGAGACCAACGTCGTGCAGCTCCACCTGCACTCGACGCGCGAAGGTATCGAGAAGGGCGAGCGGATTATCTTCGACGCAAACGTCATCCCGCTCTCCGAGTGGAAAGACTTCCGCGCTGGGATCGAACATCTCATTGCCCAGCGTGCGCATGAGGTGCTTCCATTCGGCGAGCGGTTCGAGATCAGGGCGGCGGTGCCTCGCTATTATGGCCGCATCCATGATGTCGGATGGGTCTCGAACCCGGCGATGCAGATTGCCTCGGATTGGGAAGAAGGCTGGCTTCCGCTGGGCGAGCTTGATCTCGACCAGGGCTATTTCCTCCGTGGTCGCTTCATCTCGACCGGCAAGGGGGCGGCGCGCGAGGCTGCGTAATGAGACATGGTGCGACCTCTACGTGGCGAGCGGTATGCGAAAGACCCTCGCGCGAGCAAGTCTTTCCCGGATTTCCTTGTCCACAAGCTGCCGTTCCTCGACTACGGCGAGGCGATGGCCTTTTACGCAGAGTGGATCCCGAAGCTGAGTCCACCGGACGTCTCGCTACTTGGATGCAATGACCGGTTCTTCCTGCTCACCGGGCTTTGCAATCGCGTCGACATGTTTCACCCGTGGCTCTACGAGCGCGCGCGTGAGGTCGAGCAAGACCCCGACGGCTATCTCGATCTGTGGGCAAGGTGGCACTACAAGTCGACGATCATTACTTTTGGCGGCTGCATTCAGGAGATCCTGTGCGATCCCGAGATCACGATCGGGATCTTCAGCAACAACCTGAAGATCAGCCGCCCCTTCCTCGCCCAAATCAAGGAAGAGTTCGAGGTCAACGACGCGCTCAAGGCGTACTACCCCGACGTCCTCTGGCAGAATCCCAAGAAAGAGGCTCCGAAGTGGAGCTTGCAGGAAGGGATCATCGTCAAGCGCAAGGGCAATCCGAAGGAAGCCACCGTCGAGGCGCACGGCCTGATCGATGGAATGCCCACCGGGCGTCACTTCAAACTGTTGGTGTACGACGACATCATCAACGAAAAGAATGTGACGAACCCGGACCAGATACGCAAGGCGACCGAGAGGGTTGAGCTTTCCGATAACCTCGGCTCGGGCGAAAGCACACGCAAGTGGTTCATCGGCACCCGCTACCACTTCGGCGACAGCTACGCGCATCTCATTGAGCACAATATCGTCAAGACGCGGATTTATCCGGCCACCGACGATGGCACGCTGAACGGAAACCCGGTGTTCATGTCGCCGGCAGCGTGGGAGGAACGGAAAAAGACGCAGCGCAGCACCATTGCCGCGCAGATGCTGCAGAACCCCATCGCCGGGAAAGAGAATACGTTCTTTACCAAGTGGCTCCGGCCATTCTTCATCAGGCCGTCCATGATGAACGTCTACATCATGGGCGATCCCAGCCTGGGCCGCACCAAGACGTCTGACCGCACCGCCATAGCCGTGGTCGGAATCGACTCTGCCGGCAACAAGTATCTTCTCGACGGCTATTGCCATCGGATGCAACTCAGCGAGCGTTGGCGGCATTTGCGTGATCTCTGGCTCAAGTGGTCGCGTCACCCGGGCGTGCAACTGCTGAAGGTCGGCTGGGAGCGGTACGGCCTCATGGCCGATCACGAGCATTTCGAGCATGAGATGCGCCGCGAGGGCATCCGCTTTGAGATCAGTGAGCTGAACTGGGCCAGAGACTCGAACGATCAGAGCAAGTCTCACCGCATTCAGAGGCTCGAGCCAGACTTCCGCAACGAAAAATTCTTCGTGCCCTGGAAGGTATGGCATCCCGCCGTGGCGCCGATGCGCGATGAGATCGAGCCTGGCGAGGAAATTCCTCTCGGCCCCGGTGTTGCGCGGTGGTGGATCGAGGAAGGCAACGACGAAATCCACTACGGGCCAATTCAGGGGCTGCACAGGCTGGAGAGATCATGCCGTCTTGCCGGGGAGCTGTGGCGGATCATGGACCCGATCCGGCGCATCGACGAGGACGGCAACATCTACGATCTGACGCGCGTGTTCTTTGAGGAGTTCCGGTTTCACCCCTTCAGCCCGCGCGATGACCTCATCGACGTGGTGAGCCGCATCTACGACATGGACCCCACGCCTGCGGTCAAGAACGAAACCGTGCACGTCGAGGACTACGTGGATTCGTAGCTTTTTCAGCAACGAGGGAGCGAGAGAGATGACGGCTGAGAAGTTTTCCCGACTGCGGAAGCTCATCGAGGATCATGAGAGGGACGCAGAACAACGGCGGATCGTGAGCGGCGCTGAGTTTTATGCCCGGCTCGATTCCGTTTATTTCGGCTACCCGAACGCTGAATATGGCCGGGCGATAACGAAGGACGGCAGATTGATAAACTTCCAGCCCGTTCTCATTGCTAAGCCCGGCAGTGATGCCGCGAAAGGCGTGGCTGATGCGCTGAACCGCGTGCTGCAGCCCTGCAGGGCGCGCGAGAAGATGGTTGCCCGCGAGGCGGCGCTGCAATTCCAGGCGGATATTGCGCAACTCGCCGAGGAATTGGCGAACCGCGAGATCGCGGAGATCAACGCCGCCAACCTGATCGAGACCAAGACGGAGGTCTGTGAGGCTGCCAAGCAGCAACAGGCTGCCGATGCGCAGAATGAATTGCTCGCTGCCGCAAATCCGCAGTTCATGCCGCATCAGTAAAGACGAGGGTAACGATGCACGGTGAACGCGCCCTCCTTATGTCGCTGCTGGCGGCGCCGCTTTCGATGTACCTGCCGGCGCAACTCCGCGAGAAGCCGGTCTACAAGCGCAAGTTCAACGCACTGAAGCCGCGCGCTTTCAGCAGGGCGGAGCTTGAGATCATCTCTCGTGCCAACGAGCGCCGGGAGAGGCGCTGGGCCAAGGCCGCAGAGATCGCACGGCGCAACGGCTGGATTTATCAGCCGCCAGCGGCCAAGGCGGCATGATGCTGGTGGAACACATCGAACAAGCCAATCAAACCGCGGCGCATCGCCGGCGAACTTATCTACGAGGTGCCGATCATGAGCGACGTCGAGATCAAATACAAGGTGCCCGAGCAGATCATCCGAAAGCACAAGGCTGAGCTTGATGCGGTGGATTGGCTCTCGAAATCGCAGCACGCCGTCGAGCTTGGGGGGCGCGCCTTTCTGTTTGAGGTTGTGAAGCGCGACTACGAAGTCGTGGTGCGGCCCGGCACGGCGCGTTGGGCGATCGAGCTTCGCAACTACGCCCATTCGATCCTGCCGGATCGCAAGCCTGACCCGGCAGAGCTGGCCGAGGTGCTAAAGGCTCGCAACGCGACGACAGACGTATGATGCGAAAGAGGATGAAGTCAAATGGCCGGTTCCACGCGAGTGATCGTTACCACCTGGCGCGATCTGGTGATCCGCGCCGACCCGGATCACGTGAGGGATAGCCGCATCAACATCGAGTACCAGTTCACGTCGGTGTCTGGCCGTGGCCGTCCCGAGACCCATGAGGACGGCTTCCGCGTGTTCCGCGGCGACTACAAGAGGCGAGGGCCGTACAAACCGTCGACCGAATAGCATCAACCGCCTGACACTAGATAGCATCAACCGCCTGACACTAGCGCGACATGGCGACGAAGATCACCGGCAAGTGGCGCTTCACCAAGGGTAATGACGGGAAGGTGAAGATGAGCAAGGCCGCACGGAACTACAGCGTATCGGACCGGCTGAAGTTCAAGTCGAGCAAGAAAATCCGGGTATCACGCCGAACGGTTTGAGTGTTGCGTATCATCTGGAAGAGGGAGCGATGACCAGAGATTCCGACTACGAGAGGCGCAACGAGGCGCTGCACAAGGCGATCCTCGCGCGCAAGGAAGCCGACACGGCAGAAGACATTGTGAAACGGGCTGAGATTTTCCTCCAATTTCTCGATCCGTCCTATGGCGCGCGCAAAGAGCAGGCCGAGAGCGCACGGCCCGCACGGCCTCCGGTGGCCATGTATTCCGCTCACAGAGGGGGACCGTATGACCTCGAGTTCTGACGATCACTTCCTGATCGGCTCGCCGAGCTCGGCAACCCAGGCGAGGTGCACCACCACCGTTTGAGCCTGGGTTGTTTGCTTTCTGACGGGCCTCGTCAGGCGCCGCATCACGGCGCGACCATCGCCGGGGCTTTCGCCCCGGCTAGGTTTCGGCCTGGAATGTGGGAGGGGCTGAAGCCCCTCGTTTGGTTTACTCCGGGGACCGGTTACATTGGTGCGATGTCAGCTCCATGAGCTTCCGGATAGGGCCTTCTTGATCAGGTTTGCGCCGTCCCTGCTCCCACCCCTCAAGGGTGCGGAGCGGTACGCCCAAAAACTCAGCGGCCTGCTTCCTGGTCCATCCGAGAGCAAGCCGCCAAGTGCGGAGGTCGTCGGCGAGGGTCATTGTTGTCATCAATGCGCTGGCTCGTGGACCTTGGCGTAGAGTTCCATCGCCACGTCGGCCCAATCGTCAACGAGCTTTACGCCAGTGCGGTAGTAGGGGTCGTCGGTCGCCTCGGTCAGATCAACGCCGTGAGCGGAGCAGAACGCCAGAACATCTGCCTTGCTGGTGTTGTTGTACCACTCGTTAGCGCGCTCATAAGCGTCTTCGCTCGCGAATGTGAAACTGCGGCCAGTATCATCACTGGTATAGGAATAGCTGGTCATCGGTAGTTCCTCCATCTGCTGGAGAGGGGCCGAAGCCCCTCGGAGTACGGGGAGTTAGTCCAAAAAGCCGACGTAAGCGCGGTCGCTCCAATCGACCGCCACGCCCGGGCGGCGTGCCCGCTTATCGGTTGTCCAGTCTGCCGACCCGCTAGGGTTCTTGTCGGAGTACCCATCGAAATAGGCGTCGACTTCGGCAACCTTGTCGAGCGGCACGCGGAAGTAGATCACTTCGTTGGCAAATCCGCGCGGGCAGACCCGGAAATACCGATACTTGCTGCGGTTCGGATGATTTGTCATTTCGTTTCTCCGCCCCTGATCCCCGAGGCGCGGGAGACGAGGACCACCCTCGTCTAAGAGACAACCTATCAGCCGGTCGGACCATCCGACCGTTGCCCGTCCCCCGCTACCGTGGAAGCGGGGAGAATGCCGGGCAAAGGCCGGGGCACGAGGCCCCGGCGGATGCCTCATTCAGAGACCTCTATATCGTCGGGGATCTCGTACCGACAGCCTTTGCGGCTCGCGCGAACATATTCTCTAGCCTGACGGGCGAGTTCATCGGAGTCACCCTCCCACTGACCGTCCTCGTCGATTTCTCCGTACTCCATCGTGCCGCACCATATTCTGCGGCCACTCTGCATGATCAAGCCAACGGACCACGTAGTCCCGCCTTGTGGATTAATGTGGATGTAGGCAGGCGTGTCGGCACGCTTGCGCTCGGCGACGAGGGCATCGACCGCCTCGCGGATAGCGGCAATGTGCCGGTCCTCCTCTTGACGGCCAATCATGTCGCCTCTGACATAGTGGCCGGACTCGGTGTACGCGGTCTCTGACCAGTGCGCGTACCGCTCGATAGCGTCCTCAGCTGCGAGGACCAGATCTAGGTCAAGATCATCCACGTCGAGATCTCGCACAACTGCGGCAATCTCATCCGGCAGGTCGTATCCAAGATCAGAGAGGGGTGTCGTATCAAGTTTCCTCATCTCGTTCCTCCTGCCCCTGATCCCCGAGGCGCGGGCGATGGGGTGATCCCATCTGCTGACACTAATATAGTACGTCACATGACGTAGTGCAAGAGGAAAATGAAGACGGTGCCAAGCGCGCGTTGCCGGCCGGGACACGCTTCGAGATCCGCGCCGCTCTCCCATGGGACTATGGCCGCGTGCACGGCATGGCTTGGTACACGTCGCCAGCCATGCAGGTCGAAGAGGATTGGGTCGAATTGATCGAGCGGGCACCACACTACGAACTCCTGACCGATCGCGGCTATTTCCTCGTCGCCCGCCAGACAGCGTGAGGCAGCGATGCCGTCAAGCCCGAAGTTCAAAGCCCTCCCGTTGCGGAGGACGGTGCCCATCATCATCAGCGCCACCGCTGAATGGGCATGGGAGAACGTGCGCTATCACACAGCCGTCAATCTGTTTGAGCTTGGCGCACGTCTCACGCCGAGCAAGCGGCGTTTCGTGAACTGGATCGGCTGGCAGATCGTCGGCCTGGCGCTGATGGCCGGGCGTCCATTTAGAGCGGACCCGCAAGACAATGCCGAAACTGACACCTGACGCCTTGAATATGCTGCCGCGCTGGCGCGAGAAGAAGCAGACACAATGGGAGCGCGCGGCAGCTATTCTGTCGCCACTCCAGTTGGTCAAATACGGAACGCATCAGTCGACATACATGCTGGTGCGCTCTACGTCGGAGCTCTACGAGGGCATCATTTTCGGGAGGCTGCCGAAGCAGCGGATCAAACCGCAGAGAGGAAACCGGCCTCCCTCGGTGGAGCTTGTCGAGGCGCTGATCGACCTCACCGACGAGCAGATCGACGCTGTGCTTGAGCTTTGGAAGCGCAATCGCAGCGCGCTGGAACTCGAGTTTATCGAAGCGGTCTACGACCGCACCGGACGGCGCATCACGCGCTGAATAACCCCATACAACTTGGCACTTGTGCCGCGTCTCGGCAGGAAGGAGGCGCGCGACTATGGCTGCACGCAAAGGCTTCAAGCGTCTTCTGACCCGGCAGCAGGAGACGATCTTTCGGCTTTTGATCCGCACTGCGCCGGTCAGCGTGGATCGCATCGCATGGGTACTGTGGTCCGATGCGATCAATGGGCCCCCGAAAACGGCCACCAACACCATCCGGGTGCAGATCCACTACATGCGCCAGTCGCTCGCACCCTACGGCGTGCGGATCCGCACCTGCCCGGGCGACGGCTATGTGATCGAGTCTGACGACAGAGGCAAGGCGAGGGCCCTGTTGAACCATATGCCGATGGTCACGGCCAGACGGCAGCCCGTTTGTCGCGCCGCGTAATCCTGGGCGCATCTCCGCAAAAGAAGACCCAGAAGGAGGTTTACCTATGGGCTTGTTTACGCGAGGTAAGGTCTGGATCAGCGAGGACCGCAACACCTACATCGAGTACGATAAGGGCACCGGAAAGTGCTCCATCGTAGTCGAGGGGCAAACGGTCTTCGAGGGGTCTGCGTCTGGCGTAAACCTCACGGCATTGACTGTTCTCGGCAAGCATGTGCCGTCTGGTGAGCCTGGCTCGCTAGAAGCTCCGTCGGGCGGCGAGACTGTTGACGTTGAGGCGCGTGCCGCGATCGCAGACATTATCGAGCTGCTGGAGGGATACGGCATGAGTGCTCCTTCCGGCGAGGGCGAAGAGTAAGCGTCTTGACCTCCCCCATCGTTGCGGCTGTGTCCGGGGGACTGGATTCAGTCGCGATGGCCTGGCTCCTGCTTCAACGGCAGGAGCCGGTTCATCTCCATGAGAATCGCGGCGCGGGGACTGCCTGCTTCAGCTGGCGGTAGTTCACCGTGCCGCTCAACCTCACGCACGTGTCCTGACAATCCAAGGGAACGCACGATGACAACAAAACCAGCGGCGCAGCCGAGGCAGCGCCGACCAAAGCTCTTTGTGCCGCAGACGATGACGCGGGGCAAAGGCTTCTCCGAGCGCAAGGTGACGACCGAGGGCGAAGCTCAACGCTTTCCGTGGGAGTTGGCGCTGGCACGCCGCGTCGGTCAGACGCTTGAGTTTCACTATCCCGGCCAGCCGTTCGAGATCAGGGTCGACGCCAAGCAGGGCGTCCTCATGATCCGGCTCAATCCCTTCATGGGCATTCACTGGCATGTGATCCATCTCACCACGATCAAGAGCGATCCCGGCCTTCGTTGCGTGATCCGCGCCGCGGGAGAAATCCTCGAACGTTACAACATTCCGCGCGCTCGCTTCTCTCTCGACCACTTCCTGCAGGCGCGTGAGCAGATACCGCCGTGGCTCCTGGGCCGCCACGGTTACGTGCCCACCTGAATTTCCCCTCCCTCCACTCCCCGGAGATGGCGTGAATGTCCACACAATTCGACCCTCGACCGCCGGATAAGAGCACTCCCGGCACCACAAGCGAAGGCGGCTCGGGCGGTGGAACGTATGCCGCCGAGGCCGGCGCGCCGACCGACATCGACCTGCTGCAGGTCATCGCCAACTTCCAGCGGATCGCGAAGGACTATCAGCAGCGCACGATTCAGAAGCCGCTGCAGCGCGCCTATCGTGCGTTCCGCAACGAGCACGCCGAAGGGTCGAAATATCTCGGTCCGGCCTGGCGTGGCCGCTCGCGTCTGTTCGTGCCGAAGACGCGGAGCGCGGTGCGCAAGAACGCTGCTGGCATTGCTGCCTCACTTTTCAGCACCGAGGACGTGGTGCACGTCACGGCCACCGATCCGGGCGACCCGTTCCAAGCCGCATTGGCTGCCACCATCAAGGGTGTGCTCGATTATCGCCTTTCACAGTCGAGCCAAACCTTCGGGCTCCCCTGGTTCACCATCTGCATGGGTGGCGCAATCGACGCTCAAATCACCGGCGTCACGCTGTCCAAGCAGTATTGGGAGCGCATCGAAGTTCCCAGCGCCACTGAGTTCGAGGACGTTCTCGTTCCTGCCGTGGCCGAGGAAACGGGCGAGCCCATCATCGATGAGAATGGGCAGCCAGTCTACGTGCCGGCGCGCGTTCCAAAGCTCAAGATCGTGCGTGACCGGCCTATGGTCGAACTGTTCCCCATCGAAAACGCACTGATCGACCCTGCCGCGCCGTGGTGGTCGCCTGTTCAGCATGGCCGCGTCTTCGCCATGCGCATTCCGATGGGCTTGTCGGATGCCAAGGCGATGCTGGCCGCCGGGGAGGAAGAAGGCTGGCTCCCCGTCGATGACGAGATCCTGCTCAAAGGGCGCTTGGACGAGGAACGCGCCGGAGCACGCCGCGTCCGTGAGGGCGGATCGGACCGCTTTGAGGACGGCAAGGCGCCGGGCGAACCGCTCGATATTGTCTGGTTGCAGGAGAATTTCGTTCGCATCGCCGGCATCGACTATCATTTCTGGTCAGTCGATCGCTACGCCTACATCTCCAAGGTCCGGCGCGTTGAGGAAGTTTACCCCGAGCAAGGGGGCGAACGGCCTTACGTTATGGGCGTGGCCTCGATCGAGCCGCATAACGTCTTCCCGATGTCGCCGGTTGAAAGCTGGCAGCCGCTGCAGCTCGAACTGAACGATGTCGTCAATCTGCGGCTCGACACGCTCAAGCGGTCCATTGCGCCGCTGGCAAAGGTCCGCAAGGGTAAGGGCGTCGATCTCACTGCCGTGCAGCGGCGCGGCCAGCCC